GCCCCGCCCTGAGCGGGGCTTTTTCATGCCTGTGCCCCCGTTAGCGCGGCGCGACCATCTTCCCCGAAGAGGGGAGAGGCCCCTCGCGTCCCAGGGAGGGAGCCTATATGGGCAACGAAGCAGGCGCCGCCGCGGCCGAGGGCACAGAGCCCCAAGACCCCACGGTAAACGCCCAGCCCCAGAACACCGGAGAGGGAGAGGGCACAGAGCCCCAAGACCCCAATCCGGCCGAGGGCAAGAACACCCCCAACGTCCACAAGCTGGAGCGCGACGTCGCGAACCGCGACAAGCGCATCGCCGAGCTGGAGGCGCAGCTGAAGGCCAAGAACGACGAAGGCGCCGGCTACGAGTCGCGACTCGCCGAGCTGGAGAAGTCCTTCGCCGCGTCCAAGGAGGAGGCGGCCAAGGCCAAGGCCGACGCCGCGCTCACCAAGGCGGGCTGCGTCGACTGCGAGCTCGGCCGCACCGCGCTCGCCGCCTTCGACGGGGACGTGGAGAAGCTCGTGGAGGCGAAGCCCTTCCTCTTCAAGGCGCAGAGCCAGATGGGCACGGGCGGCAGGCAGGCGGGCAGCGCCGACGCCGCCCCGAAGTCCATCAAGGAGGCCCTGCGGCAGACGAACCGCTAACCCCAGAAAGGAGCCACCATGGCTATCACCCTCGCCGACCTCGCGGCCAACTCCACCGACAAGATGGTGCAGGGCTTCGTCAACGAGACGATCACGGACAGCTACCTGCTCTCCGCGCTGACCTTCGACGACTGCATGACCGCGAACGGCACCTCCGACCTCATCTACAACTACAAGCGCGTGAAGACCCCGGCCGCAGCCGCGTTCCGCGCCCTCGGCGCCGAGCCCGCCGAGACCGCGCCCGTGGTCGAGAAGAAGTCCACCGCGGTCGGCATCTTGTCCGACAAGTGGACCATGGACCGCGTTGCCAAGGACGCCGCCGGCGACCTCTACGAGCTGTACCTGGAGGAGTCCAAGAACGCGATCATCCGCAAGTTCAACTCCACCTTCATCTCCGGCGACACCACCAAGGAGACCAACGGCTTCGACGGCCTCGCCAAGGCGCTGAAGGGCTCCTCCACCGAGTCCACCTCCAAGACCGACCTGACCACCGTCACCCAGGCGGCCGCGCTCGCCTACATGGAGGAGCTGGACACCATGCTCTCCGGCCTCATGCGCACCCCCGACGTGCTGCTCATGAGCCCCGCACAGCGCGTCAAGCTCAACGCCTGCCTGCGCGTGGTCGGCCTCGGCACCCAGACCATGGAGACCGCCGGCCGCGTGGTCCCCTCCTACGGCGGCATCGCCATCCAGGAGATGCGCGACGGCGCCCTCTCCACCGGCGACGTCTACGCCTGCTGCCTCGGCATGGACGGCGTCCACGGCGTCACCCTCGCCGGCGGCAACGCCGTGTCCGTGACCCTGCCGGACTGGTCCGCCCCCGGCGCGGTCAAGACCGGCGACTGCGAGCTCGTCTGCGGCCTCGCCGTGAAGGCGACCAGGGCCGCCGGCGTCCTGCACCCGAAGGCCGCCGCGTAGCATGGCGCCCGAGCTGACCTTCGCCGACTACGCCGGCGACCTCTACCGCGGCTCGCTGGGCGAGGACGCCTTCATGGCGGCCCTGCCAAAGGCGCACGCCCGCCTGACGGAGCTCACGGGGGCCGACGTCCCCGCCGAGCACGCGAAGGCGTGGATGGGCGCCCTGTGTGCCATGGTCGACCGCGTCGGTGGCGTCGACGGCCAGGGCGTCAAGTCCGAGACCGTCGGCTCGACCAGCGTCACCTACGACGAGTCGCGCTCGGGGTCCACCGACCTCGACGCCGTCTCGCCGTGGCTGGCCGGCACCGGCCTGCTCTACAGGGGGCTGGCATGATGGGCTGGGAGAAGGTCACCGTGTGGCGGCGCGGCTCCGGCCGCTGGGTCCGCTTCCTCTACTCCGGCGTGCGCGTCGAGCAGGAGGAGGGCGAGACCCCCTCCGCCGTGGGGCCGACGACGGCCGGCGCCACCCGCGTCTTCTTCCCGGTCGACCCCGACATCAGGCCGGGCGACGCCCTGCAGGTCGGCGCGAGCCGAGAGGCCGAGCCTCCCGCCGAGGCGCTCACGGTCGTCACCGTGAAGCCCTGGTACATGAGGGGTGGACACCACCACACGGAGGTGACGGCGAGGTGAGGCTGAGGCTGAGGTCGGTCGACGTCTCCGGCGCGGCCGAGAAGGTCGACGCCGCGAGGCGCGCCGCCCTCGGCATCACGGCGGAGAACGTCCTGGAGGGCTGCACCGAGTACGTGCCCTACGACACGGGCGCCCTGCAGGCCTCCGGCGCCACCCGCCAGTCCGGCGACAAGGCCTACGTCGAGTGGGGCGGGGACGGCGAGACCTCGCGCTACGCGAGGATTCAGTACTACAACGCGTTGAACCACGACACGGCCCAGAACGCCCTCAGGGCGCCGAGGGCCACAGACCACTGGTACGACCACGCGCACGCGGACCACGGCGACGAGTGGAACCGCGTGTTCGGGGCCGCCATGAAGGAGAGGCTATGAGCACGACAGACATCTCCAAGCTCGTGACCGACTGGGTATCCGACGTGCTCGGCCCCGACATCGACGTCGCCTACGGCTGCTTCACGCGCCGAGCGGACGCCTGCATGGTCAAGGCGTCCCCCGGCGAGCCGTGGGTGCGCCGCTACCTCTCCGGCGGGGGCGTGCGGCGCTTCGGCTACGAGGTCTACCTTCGGGTGATGCCGCGCGGCGACGAGGGGCCGCGCATCGACGCGCTCGCGCGCCTCCGGCTGCTGCAGAGGGCGGTCGAGTCCGGGGAGTGCCCAGACGGGGTCTCCGTGCGCAGCCACGAGGTCACGAGCCTGCCGGCGCAGTACGCGACCGAGCAGGACGGAGCCGTGACGTACCAGATGCAAGCGACAATCACCTACATGGCGTAGGCGAGGAAGGAGCAAGAAATGCCCGGAAGCGACACCGCGGGCACCGCCCGCAAGCCCGTATCCATCTACGAGATCCAGCATTGGATCAAGTTCCCCGACGAGGCCGCCTACGTGCAGGTCACCGAGGACACCAAGGCCGACTCCAGCCGCGACACCAACACCTACGAGCCGACCTACCTCGACCGCAAGGTGCAGCCGAAGTTCGTGCTCGGCCGCACCGACACCGTCGAGTTCGAGATCGACGCGATGGGCCCCGGCGGCATCCAGCAGAAGCTGGCCAAGTACGAGGACGAGACCGACGTGGCCGTCGAGTACGTCCGCACCATCGGCTACGACTTCGCGAAGGGGGCCGCGGTCGCGCAGACCGCCCTCGTGGCCAAGCACGCGCAGGCCACGCTCAACATGAACCCCTTCTCCGGCGACGACATCGCGCCCATCGTGATGAACCCGACCCTGACCATCACGACCGAGTACGACACCGGCACCTTCGACGCGACGAAGGCGACCTTCACGCCCGCAACCGCGTCCGCGTAGCCGCGAGGAAGCCCTCCCAAGGGAGCCGCCCGGAGCAGAGAGCGCCGGGCGGCTTTTTGCGTTACCCGTGGCCGACGATGCCGCCACGTAAACGGCCTACGACCCTTGGGAGGAAACCATGGCCAAGAGCTACACGCTGCGCAAGAACCCGACGGAGCAGATCACCATCGACGGCGAGGAGTACGAGGTCGAGCTTGGCAACCCGAGCTTCATCTTCGCCGCCGACGAGTGGCGCCGCGCGCTCACCGGAATCTCCGAGAAGCTCGGCGAGGACGACCAGATGAAGGCGCTGCGCGAGGCGGCGAGGAGCGGCCGCGAGATCGTCGCGTCCGCCATGGGCGAGCAGGCGGCAGACCGCCTCGTCGGCGGCCCGAACGCGCTCAACGTCTACCGCATCATCGACGTCATCCGCATCCTCGTCGACGTGGTCGGCTCCGGCGAGTCGATTGAGGCGATGCGCGCCGCCGCCGGCTCAACCGACACGCTCGACGAGGACTAGCCTTGCTCGGGGTGATCCTTCACGGGGCGCCGTCGACCGTCGAGGTCGGCGGCGCCCCCGTCCATGTGCGCAGCGGGTTCCGCGCGGGGCTGCTCGCCGAGACGCTCGACAGGGGCACGGCAGAGGGCCGCACGGACCTCCTGAGGTGCCTTTACGCCAAGGGCGGGGAGTTGCCGCGCGAGGTATCGCACAGGCCGGCAGAGGCGCTGTCCGCGGGCCTGGCGTGGCATGACGCCGCGTGGGGCCTCGTCGGCTACGGAGAGATGCCCGGCGGCGCGAATCGCCCCGGGCGCCCAGAGCCGCGCCGGGTGTTCGACTGGTCGGAGGACGCCGGGATAGTCGCCGCCGACTTCTCGCGGTTCTACGGCATCGACCTCGCAGACCCCGCCACCCAGCTCCACTGGTACCGCTTCATGGCCCTTTTCCTCTCGCTGCTCCGCACGCCCGACTCCCTCGTCGCGGCCGCCGTTTCGGCCCGCTCGCCCCTGCGCGGCGGCTCGAAGGAGGCCCGCGCCGAGCACTCGCGCCGGGCCCGCGCCTGGGCGTTATCGCCAACGGACGATGAGCTGCGCAAGGCCGCGGAGGCGAGGTTCTAGGGGGTAGCTGGTGGCTGACGGCAAGGTAGTAATCGAGATTCTCGGAGACCCGGCGAAGTTCAACAAGGCGGTGTCCGGCCTCTCTGCGTCGACGTCCTCCGCGCTCTCTCGCGTCTCCTCGTCCATGGTCGGGTGGGGAGCGGGCCTCTCCGCCGCAGTGACGACCCCATTGACCGCCGCCGGCGTGAAGGCCGCCCAATGGGCGCTCACCACGGCCAGCGCCGCCGAGCAGGCCGACATCGCGCTCTCGACGATGCTCGGCCCCGAGCGCGCCAAGCAGATGATCGCCGACCTCACCGACTTCGCCAAGAAGACGCCGTTCGAGATGAGCGGCCTCACCGACGCCACCCAGAAGCTGCTGGCATACGGCTTCGCGGCCGAGGACGTCATCCCGACGCTCACCGCCATCGGCGACGCCACGGCGGCGCTCGGCTCCGGCCAGGAGGGCATCGACGCCTGCACCCGAGCCATCGGGCAGATGCAGGCCAAGGGCAAGGTCATGTCCGAGGAGATGCTGCAGCTCACCGAGCAGGGCATCCCCGCGTGGCAGTACCTCGCCGACGCCCTCGGCACCGACGTCGCCGGGGCGCAGGAGAAGGTCACCAAGGGCTCCGTCGACGCCGCAACGGGCATCGCCGCGCTGAAGGCCGGCATGGAGGGCGACTTCGGCGGCCTCATGGCCGAGCAGTCCAAGACGCTCGCCGGAGCGCTCTCCAACCTCGAGGACGCCGCCGAGGGCGCCGTGAAGGGGATCTACAAGACAGACGCCTACAAGGAGCTCGCGTCCTCCCTCGCCGACCTCGCCGACCCGCTCGGCGAGCTGGTCGAGAACCTCATGCCACAGCTGGAGGGGGCAATGTCCTCGGCGGCGGGCGCCGTCTCGGGCCTGTCCTCCGCCGTCTCCAGGCTGTCCCCCGAGCAGGTGTCGGCCGTCGCGCAGGCGCTCGGCCTCGCGGCCGCCGCAGGCCCCGCGCTGATGGTCGCCGGCAAGGCGCTCGGCTCCGCCGCCGTCCCGGCCGCCGCGCTGGAGAAGGCGATGGGCCTTCTCGCCCCGGCCAGCACCGCCGCCGCAAAGGCCGCCGGCACGACGCTGCCCGCCGCGGCCAAGGGGGCGTCGGGGGCGTTCAGGGCCGTGAAGGGGGCCGTCGGCGAAGGCATCGCCTACGTGCAGCTCTTCCGCGAGGACGCCGAGGGGATGGCCGGGCTCACGTGGGACGCGCTGTCCGGCGGAGCCAAGCGCGCGACCGACATCGTCGTCAACGGCCTGACCGAGGCCGACGTGGCGCTGGCCGCGTTCAGGCAGGACCCGCTCGGCCGCATCACTGGGGCCTTCAGCAGGCTCGCCTCGACCGCCGGGCCAGCGCTCTCCAGCATCGGGCCCGCCGCCGTTAACGCCGCGGCCGGCGTGGCGTCGGCCTTCGGCGGCTCCGTCGTGGTCGTGGGCGCCCTCGCCGCCGCGTTGGGGGGCGCCGCCCTCGCCGGCCAGATGCTGGGCGTCGACATGGGCTCCGCGCTCCAGGGCGTGGCGTCCTCCGTCTCCGGCCTCTCCGGCCTCGTCGGGCCCGCGCTCGACGCGATCGCGCAGGCGGCCCCCGCCGCCGCGTCCGCGCTCGCCGCGAACGGCCCGGCCATCGCCTCGGCCGTCGCGGGCCTCGCCCAGACCATCGTGTCCGGCGTCGAGGGCTGCGTCCCGCAGCTCGTCGAGCTCACCGGCGCGGCGGCCCCGGTCATCTGCGAGACGCTCGTGGCGGCGGCCCCGGTGCTGCTGGAGGGCGCCATGCAGCTCTTCGCGGGCATCCTGCAGGCCCTGTCCGAGGTGGCCGCGCAGATGGCGCCCTACGTGCCGCAGCTCATCTCCGCGCTGGCCGCGACGTTCGCCGCGAACGCCCCCGCGCTGCTCGCCGTGACGCTCTTCCTCGCGATAGCGCAGGCGCTGCCGCAGGTGCTGCCGTCCGTGGTCTCCGCGGTTGGGTCGCTCATCGGCACCGTCGTGTCGAACATCCCGACGTTCATCGGCCTCATCGTCGGCTCCGCCGTGACGCTCTTCCTCGCGATAGCGCAGGCGCTGCCGCAGGTGCTGCCGTCCGTGGTCTCCGCGGTTGGGTCGCTCATCGGCACCGTCGTGTCGAACATCCCGACGTTCATCGGCCTCATCGTCGGCTCCGCCGTGACGCTCTTCCTCGCGATAGCGCAGGCGCTGCCGCAGGTGCTGCCGTCCGTGGTCTCCGCGGTTGGGTCGCTCATCGGCACCGTCGTGTCGAACATCCCGACGTTCATCGGCCTCATCGTCGGCTCCGCCGTGACGCTCTTCCTCGGCATCGCGCAGGCCGTTCCGCAGACGGTGGGCAGCCTCGTCTCCGCCGTGGGCTCGCTCATCGAACAGGCGAGGGAGGCGATGATGGGCTTCGACTTCGCGAGCGTCGGCAGCAACATGATCCAGGGCGTCATCAACGGCATCGGCGGGGCAATCGGCGGGCTGGTGGACGCCGCGGCGAACGCGGCTGGGAACGCCCTCGACTCCGTCAAGAAGGCCCTCGGCATCGCCTCGCCGTCGCGCAAGTTCCGCGACGAGGTCGGCCGCTTCATCCCGCTCGGAGCCGCCGCCGGCGTCGAGATGGAGGCCGACGAGTGGCGCAGGTCGGTCGACGGGGTCTTCTCCTACGTGCCGGAGGCCAAGGCGCCGGCCGTCGACTGGGAGGCGCTGCCGCTCGCCGACTCCCCGGCGCAGCGCGTCATGGCCACGCTCGGCGCCCAGCTCTCCGGCGGCGCGCCCGACTCCGGCGCCCAGGACCGCGAGCGCTCCATCGCCGAGGCAATCGGCGAGCGCATCGACGCTGTCGGCGACCGCATAGAGCGCGCGCTGGGCGAGCCGGTCGAGATGACGGTCAACAAGAGAGAGGCAGGCAAGATCGTGAGGGATTTGGTGAGCGCGTAATGCGAACCGACATACGCTACGTGAACCGCAGGGGCGAGTCCATCGAGCTCGGTGGCTCCGTCGAGTCCCTGCATTACCTGAAGCACGAGCTTCGCAACTGGGAGTGGAGCTACTCCACCGGCAAGGGCTCGGGGCGCGTGACGTCCTTCTCGCGGCGCCCGTCCAAGCCCACCAAGGTCAAGCTCCCGGTAGGCATCGCGGCCAAGACCGCCGCCGAGGGCATCAAGCTGCGAAACCTCGTGCTCTCCATCGGTGAGCCGGACGTTGCCGCGGGCGAGCCGGGCGAGCTGTGGGTCGGCGACTGGTCGATGCGCTGCTGGATCGTGGCCGGCGAGCCGGGCAAGTACTGGCAGGACGACCGGTACGCCGAGATGACCCTCACCCTGCTGGTCGAGGACCCGTCGTGGGCGAGGCCGAGCGAGAGGACCTTCGTCCCCGAGACGGCGTCCGCCGCCGGCGGGCGCGACTTCCCGCGCGACTTCCCGTTCGACCTGCGCCGCGAGCGGGCGTCGACGACGCTCAGCGTGGCGGGCGAGTTCCCGTCCCCGTTCCTGTGGCGCGTCTACGGCCCTGTGACCTCGCCGTATATCCGGGTCGCCGGCAACCTATACCGCGTGAACGTCGAGGTGCCCGAGGGCGCCAGGCTGGAGGTCGACTCCCGCGAGAGGACGGTCGCCCTCATCCTGCGCGACGGCACGGCCGTCAACGTCTACAGCAAGCGCGAGCGGGGCGCGTCCGGCTCGGGCTCCTACATCTTCGAGCCGATGCCCTGCGGCGACTCCGACCTCGCGTGGGGCAACGACTGCCGCATGGACCTCGTCACCTACGAGGTCAGGACCGCCGCGCCTTACGAGGAGGGCTAGGTATGCCGGACATCTGCTACACCGACGCGAGCCGCGTCGACGTGGGCGTGCTCCGCGGCGCGTCCCTGAACACCGTATGGGGCGACTCGGGCAACGACTTCGAGCTCACGGTGGACATCGCGTCGCCGGAGCGCATCGAGGACGGGGCGCTCGTCTACGTCGAGGGCACCGAGTACGGCGGCGTGGTCGACGAGCGCGAGGCGAGCTCGTCCGACGGCACGATCAGGTACCGCGGCCGCTCCTGGCACGGCATGCTGCGCGACCGGGTCCTGTGCCCCGACGCCGGGGCCGACTACCTGACGGTATCGGGCGAGGCCAACGCCGCCCTGCTCTCGCTCGTCTCGCGCATGGGCCTCTCCGACGTCATGACGGTCTCCTCCGCCGCGTCCGGCATCGAGGTGAGGCACCAGTTCGAGCGGTTCTGCGACGCCTACTCTGGCATCCGCGCCATGCTCTCGGCGTCCGGCGCGAGGCTCGCGGTGGCCTACGACTCGGTAGCCTCCCGCGCCGTGCTCTCCGCCGTCCCCGTCGTGGACTGGTCCGACGGCCCGACCTCCGACCAGGCGGGCGTCGACGTGACGAGGGTGAGCCGTCCCTACAACCACCTCGTGTGCCTCGGCTCAGGCGAGCTGCGCGACCGCGTCGTGCAGCACTGGTACGCCGACGAGGCCGGAAAGGTCTCCGGCAAGCAGAGCCTCTTCGGCGTCGACGAGCGGGCCACGACCTACGACTACTCCAACGCCGGCGCCGACGAGCTGTCCGTCGAGGGGCCGAAGAAGCTCGCCGAGTACCAGCGGGCCGATTCCATGGACGCCACCCTGGACGTCGACGGCGCCTACGCCGTCGGGGACGTGGTCCCCGGCACCGACGTAGGCACCGGCACTGAGGTGAGCGTGGTGGTCGGCACCGTCGACGCCACGGTCGACGAGCTCGGCGTGACCGTCACGTACAAGGCGGGCGGCACGGCGCAGTCCGGCGCGTCCTCCGGCTCCTCCGAGTCCTCCGGCTCCGGCGGGGCGGCGTATGCCGCGGGCGATGGAATCTCCATCGTCGGCCGCACCATCTCGGCCGAGGTGACGCAGGCGAAGCTCGACGCCTTGTCCAAGGTCGCCGAGAGCGCCTCCAACACGGCTGCCGGGGCGTCTACCGCAGTCGCGAGGGAGGAGAAGGCGCGCGAGTCCGCCGACTCCGCGCTCAGCGGGCGCATCGACGCCGAGGCCGAGGCCAGGCAGGGCGCCGTCTCCAAGGTCTCTGAGGCCGTAGCGGCTCGCGTGGCCTCCGTCACAGGCTCCGGTGCGGTCACGGCTTCGACTGGCGCCGACATGGCCGTCACGGTCTCCCACGCGGCGTCCGGCGTGTCGGCGGGGGCCTTCGGGCCGACCGCCGACTCAGCCCCAGGCTTCGGCTCGAAGGTCACCGTCGGCGCGCGGCTCTCCATCGACGCCCGCGGCCACGTGACGTCGGCCCAGGGCCGCTCGGTCACCATCCCGTCAGCCGTGGCCACGCAGACGTCTGCCGGGCTCATGAGCGCCGCCGACAAGAAGGCCCTCGATGCGGCCCCATCGACCTATCAGCCGGCGGGGGACTACCAGCCGGCCGGAGATTACGCCGCGTCCTCCCACACCCACGCTGCCTCCGACGTCTCGTCCGGGGTGCTGCCCGTGGCCCGAGGCGGCACAGGCAACGCGACGGGCAACGCTGCCACGGCAACGAGGCTGAGGAACGCCCGCACCGTGACGCTCACGGGCGCCGTCACCGGCTCCGCCTCCTTCGACGGCTCGGAGGACGTCACGATCACCTGCGAGGGGCAGGGTGCCGCCGCGGGCTTCCTCGCCGCGCACCCCGTGGGCAGCGTCTTCGAGAGCACATCGGCCGTTAGCCCGGCGGGAGCATACGGCGGTACATGGGAGAGGGTGCCGAGCCTCGGCGCCTTCAAGTGGGAAAGGAAGGCCTAGCATGGCTAAGACCAGCGGCTACTCGCAGCTCGTCTGCGACAGGTGCGCGAAGACCCTGTACGCCACGGACAACGCCCCGGAGGCCCAGAGCTGGCGCAGCGTGAAGCGCCACACCGCCGACGGCACGGAGGTCTCGCGCCTGCTGTGCCCCGACTGCTACGACGGCTACCGCACGCTCGCGTCCTCGCAGGACGCCGCGTTCGGAGACTTCATGGCCAAGAGGGGTGAGTAGCATGGCTTTCGACGGCGTCTTCGCCTTCCAGGGCAAGGACCACATCACCGCCTCGCAGCTCGGCCGCATCGTCGAGGGGGTCGCTGGCAAGGGACGCTACGTGCTGCCGACGCTGAACCAGATGACGGCCAAGATGCAGACCGCGAACAAGGTGCGCGTCGACACCGGAGACCTTGTCATGGACGGCCGCGTGGTCACCAACGAGGCCACGGTCGACCTCACGGTCGAGAGCGGCACGTCGGGCTACAAGCGCAACGACCTCGTTGTGTGCCGCTACACCAAGAACGCATCAACCGGCGTCGAGAACTTCGCCGCAGAGGTGGTCAAGGGCACGCCCACCACCGGCACGGCCGCGGACCCAGAGGTGACCGAGGGCGACATCTCCACCGGCTCCGCAAGCGCCGTGATGCCGCTGTGGCGCATCCCGCTCGACGGCATCACGCCCGGTGCTCCCGTGAGGATCGCGCCAGTGGCGTCGACTCTGAAGACCCTCGGGGATTCCGTATCCCAGGTCTCGGCCGCGCTCAATGGCGTGCAGCTGTTCGTGGGCACCGCCGTCAGGACGGTGCCGGCAACCGCCGACTCCGTGCTCGTGTGGACGGGCAGCGAGTTCAAGTCCTCGTTCGGCAGGGACTTCTCCGCGTCCTCTGACGTGGTGGTCTTCATGAACGGCGACGCCTTTGCCAACGACGTCCACGTTGACGGGTCGCAGCACTACCAGGGAAACATCTACGCGAATCTGAACAAGACCAGGGCCTCGGGTGCGTCCATCCGCCTGAACTACATCGTGGCGCTCGGGGACTAGACCCCGTAGTGGCACATGGTTTCGGCGGTGTAGTCGGTCGATATGGCCTGCGGCGACATGATGCTCAGGCGCATTCGCCCGTCAGATTCGAAGAGGAAGCGCGCCGAGAACTCGCCCCACGTGCCACGGTACTGCGGCAGCGCGAGGTTGACGCCGTTGGATGGCCTAAACGCCTCGGGCACTCTGCCGGAGAGCCAATAGTCGGCATAGACTGCGCCGCCGGTGTTCATGCTCCCGTTCAAGAGGGCGCAGAGAAGGTGCGCGGCAGGCGTGGCGTAGACGCGGCACTCGAAGGAGCCGCCCGAGACGGCCACGGTCTCGGTGAGGAGCACCCTCGGGGATACGGAATCCTAAAGGCAGACGTACGTGATGGAGCCGAACACCCAGCCGGCGGGCATGGAGGTGATTCCCTTGCCCTGGACGAACAGCTCGCCGGCTCTTGACACGCACATCATGAACACGTTGTTGCTGCCCTGGGCGACTATCTGGCTGTAGGGGCGGACGCTCGCCGGCACGGGGAGGCCCGTGGCGAGCGTCAGCGTGCCCCACACGTCGCAGCCGCTGCTCGTGGAGCCCTCGACGACGCACGTCGCGACGTTTCCCGAGCGGGTGCACCTGACCGCGCCGCCGTCGAGGCCCGCCCCGGGCGCGACGGCCACGGTGGCCGGGGATACGGAATCCTAGCCCGCCATCGCCGAGGCGTATGACGCGCTCGCCCTCGCCACGACCGTGCGGAATGATTGCAGGTAGTGCGACATGGCCGTATTGACCGTGGAATGCCCCAGCGCCACGGCTATGTCCTCGATGGCGGCTCCGTGCTCAAGCGAGATGGTTGCCCAGCTGTGGCGAAGGCAGGTCATCGGTACGTGCGGCAGGCCATGACGGCGGCAAAAGGAGCGGAATCCGCGAGCGACCGCGTTTGGGTCTAGCAGACACAGGCGCCCAGACCTGCGCGTGCCTCTGATGGCACGCAGACGCTCAAGCGCGAAGCGCGGCAGCTTCAGCTTGCGGTCGCTGAGCTTGGTCTTGCATCCCGTCTCGATGACCTCGCCGCCCACCGCGTGCAATCCACGACGCACATGCACCCAGCCGCTGCGCCAGTCAACATCCTCGATTCTCACGGCGCACGCTTCGCAGCGGCGCAGGCCCAACGCGGCACCCAAGAGCACGGCGGCCTCGAATGGCTGACCAACGATGGCCTTTAGCGTCACGCGTTCCTGCTCGGCAGTGAGCGTCGGTCGGCGCACCGTGGGCTTCTTCGGCAGCTCCACGCCCTGCGTCACGTCCCAGATGCGCAGCTGCCGGCGCCTCAGTATCCAGCGGTATATCTGGCGGAAGGTCTTATAGGCCTTCTCAGCGGCCCCGGGGAGGTCAAACGAATCGACCCAGTCCTGCACCTCCTCAAAGTTGATGCTCTCGATCTCGCGCTCGCCCCACTGCGGCATCAGGTGGCAGCGGATGGCGCTGCGGTAGCCCTCCAGCGTGGTCGCCCGCAGGCGCTTCTGTTTGTCGGTCATGTACTCGGCGGCGGCATCGGAAAACAACATTTTTCATTGTCCAATCTCTCGAAAATCCCAGACCCAACGAATGGCAGCCCGCCGCGTTACGTCTGGGATTTATTGCATGTAGCGGCGGCGGAGCCCAATCTCACGCCGCCCGTAGGATGGCGCAACACGGGCGGGAAAGGAGGGTGGATGGAGGTGCTCAAGCTCTTCGCGCCATATGGGCCGGGTTGGCTCGGCGGCGTGCTGCTGGCGCTGATCGCCTTCTACTTCGGCAGGCAGTTCCTCGAGGAGTACAAGCGCCAGAACGAGCGCAAGGCCGACATCGACATGAAGCGCGAGGAGCGCAAGCAGGCCGAGGTCGACGAGCGCGCGCAGCGGGACCGCGAGCGCTCGCAGATGGAGGGCCGCATCGCCGCGCAGATGGAGAGGTCCAACAGCCTCATGGAGGCCATGAAGACGCTCATGGAGTCGGTCGTGGCGTCCAACGAGGTCCTGCACAGCGACCTTGCGCACAGCCAGGCTCGCAGCCAGGGCATGGCGGAGAAGGTCGACCACATCTGCGACCGAGTTGACCTGCTCTACGACAAGGAATCCGACAGATAGGAGGAATCGAATGACAGAGATTCAGGCGGGCCTCACGGTCGCCACGGCGCTCGTGGTGCCCTACATCGTGCAGGCCATCAAGACGAAGGCAATGACGGGCAATGCCGCCCGCTGGACGGCCATCGCCGCATCGGCGGCCTGCGGCGCGCTCACGGCCATGGCGGGAGGCATCCCGGCCGACCCCTCGGCGTGGGTGACCTCAATCTTCGCCGCAGTCGGCGGCGTGCAGGTGGCCTACGCGGCCTTCAAGTCTGTAGGCATCACCGACAAATGGCTCGATGCGCTCCTGGCGCTCGGGCAGCTACCGAAGGAGGCAGCAGATGAGTAGGCCGCTCCGCGCGCTGGCCTGCCTCGCGCTCGCGCTGGCCTGCGCCCTCGGGGCCGCCGTCCCGGCGCAGGCGCTGGTCCAGCGCACGGAGGTCGTGAGCGCCGGGCACGGGCGCCTGTCCCCGAGCTACCTGGTCGTGCACTCCACCGCAAACCCCGGCGCCACCGCCGCCAACCACATCAGCTACTGGCGGCGCTCCCAGCCCTCCGTGGCCATGGCGCACTACGTCATGGACTGGACCGACGGCGGCACCGTCATCAAGGCCCAGGAGACCGACGCCATCGCGTGGCACGTCGGCACCGGGAACTCGCGCACCTACGGCATCGAGCTGTGCGAGGCCACCAACGCCCAGGACTTCTCGGTGGAGTGGCAGGCGGCGGTCCAGTGGTGCGCCTCGCAGCTCCTGAGCCGCGGGTGGGGCGTCGACAGGCTCCTGTGCCACAACGACTGCACCCGCATGTGGGGAGGCACGCACACGGACCCGACCGACTACTTCGCCCGCTTCGGCAAGACGTGGGTGGCCTTCAAGGCCGACGTGGCCGCATACATGAGCGGCGCCCCCACCAGCTGGGGCCCCAGCGCCGTCGGCTCGTCCGACGAGTCGGGCGGCCAGACGCAGGCCGGCTACGCGGCCCACGAGGGCACCGGCTTCGGCGGGACGTACTCCTCGACCGTCTCCGGCCTGCGCACCCGTCGCGCGCCGGGACTAGGCGGCGCTCAGGTCGGCTCCTGCGTCAGGGGCGAGCGCCTGCCGCTCGACGACTGGTACGTCGTGCTTGACGGCTACGTCTGGGGACGCTTCACGGCCTTCGACGGCGCCAAGCGCTACGTGGCCGTGGGGCGCGCCACCGGCAGGGCGGAGAGCGACGATTACCTCGTCCGCGCGGCCACGACCACCACGTCCTCGTCCTCCGGCTTCGCCGGAACCTACCGTACCATCGTGCGCTCCGTGAGGACGCGCCGCGGGCCAGGCCTCGGCTACCGCGTTGTCGGCTCCTGCGTCAGGGGCGAGAGGGTCTACCTCGCGTCCTACCGCGTTGCCGACGGCTACGTCTGGGGCAGCTTCCGCGCCTGGGACGGCACCACCCGCTGGGTGGCGGTCGGCCCCGCGACGGGAAAGGCCAGCGCGGCCACGGACTACCTGGTCAAGTAGGCCGGTCGCGCCAGCACCTACCCGATCGTTACTAGCACAAGCCGTGACCTACTGTGACCGAGCTGTGACCTAGCTCGAACCTTACTCGAACCCGCCGCCTTCCCCGAGGGGGGAGGGCGGCGTTCGGTTTGGCTTTAGATGCCTTCTCCGTGTCCCAAGCGTGTCCCTAATGCCCGTAATAACGGGGACTAACGGGACTGCTGAAACCTAAATGCGCAGGTAGGAGGCCTATACGGTGAACAGGATATGTGCCTGCGAGTTCGGCGGCTACTAGTGTGGGCCACGTTTCCGCAGGTAGAAGCGTTGTAGCATCGGGATTTGTCCCTATTTGTCCCTAAGCAGTGGCTAAGCCTTTGCACGGTAATGCACGTAAGCGGCCGCCACGGCGTCGACGAACCGGTCGGCGTCGGGGCGGTCGTAGTGTCTCTCGCCGACGTTTCTGCCCGCGTGCCCCATCATGCGCTCGCACATGTCCTCCGGTATCCCCAGCTCCCAGCGTGAGATGGTGCGCCACGAGTTCCGAAGGTTACGGAACGGTATCGGCTCGATCCCCGCGGCCTCCAAGGTCTCCTTCCAGACCCTGCCAACGGTCAGCTGAGAGACGGGCGTGCCGTCGCCCTGGTCGCACAGCCAGCGCGTGCCGACCGCCAGCACGTCGGCGCTCCACGGCTCCGGTATGACGAGGGGCCGGGAGCTCTGCGCCGTCTTCAGCCGGTCCATCACGTGCCCGTAGCGGTCGACCTGCCGCCTCACGTCCACCACCGCGAGCCCCATGCCGTGAGACTCGGCGCTCCGCACGTCCTCCGCCGTGATCGCGCCCAGCGACTCGCCGACGCGTGCAGACCCCACGCCGCAGAGCACCGCCGGCACGTATGCGCACGTCCCGCGCACAGCGCTGAGCGCCGCGGCCATCTCCGCGAGCGTGTACACATCCTTGCTGTGCTCGCCCTTGGCCATGGGCATCCGGTACCCGAGCGCCGCCGGGTTGGCCTCGCACACCCCGTACATCACGGCCTTGCGGTACACCTGGTCCATGAGCGACAGCGATATGGACGCCATGGGCGCCGTCATGCCCAGCAGCCAGTCCTGGACCTCCAGCGGCCTCACGTCGGTCAGCGGGCGGTCGCCGAAGGCGGGCCGCACGTGGCGCCTCCACCGGCTCTCGTAGTTGGCGAGCGTGACCTTGGCCATCTCGCCGCGCTCGACGCGCCCCCTCGCCTCGGGCAGCCACCACGCCTCATAGGCCTGCGCGAGCGTCGGCACCGGGGCGTCCGCCGAGTGCTGCACGCGCCTCATCGCGAGCGCCTCGTCGCCGTCGCGGCGGCTCCCCTCGATGGTCTCGGAGACGCGGCGATACCCCTTGCCGTCGTGGAGGTCGGCCCAGTAGCGGATGCGGCGCCTGCCGCGACCGGCGTCCTCGTTGCTGCCCCACGACGACCTGCGCTTCCCGGACATCGCACACACCCTCCTTACTTGTGGCGTTGACGCAAAGGCGCGTCTCGCGTCTCGTGTGGAACACGAGCCGCGCCTTTCCTTACTTCCTTTCTTACTTTCTTTCTTGCTCGAACAGCGTTCGAACGGTGCTCGCGCGACGTTCCCGGAGCCTCATCGGCCGCCTGGCGCCCCTCCGGGGCGGAGTCAGTGGCGCCGCGAGTGCGGGCGCCACGCGCTGATTTGTCGGCCATGGAAGGCCGCTTTTGAACGACAGATTTGGTTGTCCGTCACCCATGACGGGAAAAGAGGTCGGCTGGGGGGTTCGTCGTTGAGAGGTGTCCCCGGCCCTGTTGGGCCTAGGCGGCGAGCTTCGGGATGAACTTGTCCTGGTCGACTCCCCAGATGACCGGGGTGAGCCCGTAGTTGTGGCAGGCTCTGACGGCCTCGCTCGACACGACGCCGCCTCTCGTGTTCCTCGAGTTGAGGAAGACGAAGCCCTCGCAGTCGGTCCTCGACGCCTTCACGTCCTCCCAACCGAAGAGCGCGTTCTGGATCCCCTGCTTTCCTGGGTTGTTGACCGTCTTGATCAGGCGCATCGGGTGGTTGCGGTTCTGGCCGATCGCGTAGTCGAACTTGTACGAAAGCCCCGACCGGCCTGAGAACGACGGCCCCGGCACGAACGAGATGTCGTTCTCGAGCATCCATGCCCCCACGTCCTCTGCGAATAGGTTTCGGACGCTGTCCTGCGAGAGCAGGAACATGTCGTCGACCGACGCCATCGCCTGCAGGAGCATGTTCAGCTTCATCGGGAGGTCTCCGGCGTCCGCCTTGACGAAGAGCTCGCCGTCCCTCCTGCCGACCGCGTATCCGGCGAGAAGCGACTCGAGCTTCGCCTCGCGCTGGGAGGTCACGGTGAAGCCGGAGAGCTCCAGGTCGTCGATGGTCTCGCCGAGGTCGGTGATGACGTACCCGCCGAGCGGGTCGTCGCCCAGATAGACGTTCATGCAGTCATTGTTGCGGTTGAGCATCGGGGTTGAGATGCACACGGCGTCGCCCTGCTGCGTCGGCACCATGTTCCTCTCCACGAAGCGCGCATACGCCCCAATGAACCTTCTCGCGTCCTCTACCCTCACGTCACACCCCCAACGACTGCTCGATGCGAAGCCTCCCGGTTATGCCGCACGACTCCTGGAACGCCCAGAAGAGCGACGGGACCCCCGGCTGCTCAGGGACGACCACCGACTGCTCCCCGATGGGGAAGGCCCAGTGGATTCCGTCTCCGTACAAGTCTAGGTGAACATGCGGACCGAAAACCATGGTGCCGTCGGGATTCCTGTGCCTCAGGGTCTCGGCCGCGGTGGCGTAGTCGACCCGGAGGAGCGGCCTGTCGGACCTCCGTGTCTGCATCGTCAGCTTCCTGTCGGGCAGCAGCCCGACGATGAGGGACGTGCTCCTGCGGTTCTCGATGACGTCCAGGAAGAACCTCAGCGACCTCTCGCGCTCCGCTATCAGCTCTATTGACAGCTTCTTGCCGGGCGCCGGCCACCTGCGGTCGTAGACCCCGTCGCAGACGTCCTTCCGCATGACGAGGTAGCTCCTCGCAGTTGAGTCGAGGTCGTCCCATCCGACCGTCATGGGCGCACCGCCTCCTTCGCTCCGTCGCGATATCCTCTCGCCATCACCTACACCGCCTCCTGAACGCCACCACGTTCGGCAGCGCTCACGAGAGCAGCGCGGAGTCCCGCGCGAGG